ATGGCTACTATAAGTTATAAGATATTCCTTCATCACAAAAAAGAGGACGGTACTTACAATATAAAGTACCCTTTAACCCACCTCAGCAAAACAAAATACATATCAAGTCGTTTTCACGTTAATGATAGCCAGATCAAAAAAGTAAAGGTCAAGAGGATAAATAAAAAAACAAACGAGATAAAAGAGTCTGTTGATATAGTTATAAGAGATGTAAGTGTATTGGGTAAAGTAAATTCGGACTTAGAAAAATACAGGACTAAGATTGAGGATATAGGGATATCTATCAAAAATATGTCTGTATCAGATGTTAAAAATATTTTAGAACAGGATGATGCTCCAGTATCAATAGACTTCGTAACTTTTTATCGGGAATACCTTGAAAGCCTGCTAGAACAGCAAAAGAGGGGGCAACACCGATCTTTAAGATCACCATTTAACCATCTTATCGACTTTGTAGACAAAATCGATGCAAATGACGTGGATTCAGTGTTTCTAAAATCCTTTGAACTACATTTACGTAAAGAAAAGACTTTAGTAAGGAAGAATGCAGGTAAACAAGATCATTTGATAAATTCATCTTTAGACGATGCAGGAGTATTCAAGGTTATGGAAGGCATCCGAAATATACACAATAAATGCAAAGATAAGTACAACAGCGAACGAAACGAGGTTATAACATCCGATCCTTTCAAATATTACAAGATGCCCAGGTATAAGATGAAGCGTAAGGATATGGATAAAGATCTAGTATCCAAAATAGTTGCTTATAGAGATATGGAGCTTCAAGGGCGCAAACAATTGGCAAGAGATATATCGATGCTGTCATTATACCTCTGTGGAATGAACGCTAAAGATATGTATGATGGCAATTATGTTATAAAGGATGGCAGGATAGAGTATGAAAGGGCTAAAACATCAAGTAGGCGTACCGATAATGCTTTTATCAGCGTGAAAATAACTAAAGAATCAAAACCTTTGTTAGAAAAATATACACCCGAATACCTTCAAAATAGATATGCAAGTCACGAAGGATTTACTAGTGCTTTAAGTGCCGGACATAAAGGATCTGGATTTACCTTCTATGATTTTCGTGATGCCTTTACATCGATAGCTATAAACATATGTGGTTTTCCGGATAATGCCGTTGAGGCAGCAATAAACCACTTCGATGAATCTAAAGTTATTAATAGGTATAAAGCACGAGATTGGTCAGTTATCGATCGTGTCCAGGAGGCAGTAATAAATAAAATAAATGAAGACTTAAAATGATGGAAGAAGTTGTATTTGTTCAAATTAAATTATCTGATCTCCAGGACATGATTAAAAAGGCAGTAGATGAGGGTATAAGAGATAGTTTTCAAAAATTCATTGATCCAGAACCTTTGTTGATAGATAGCGATGTTTTTTGTTCTAAATTTGGTATAACCAGGCAAACCTTACAGATATGGAGGGAAAGAAAAGAAATACCATATATTCAAATTGGTGGTGTATATCGATATGACTATAATAAAATCATTAAATTAAAAGAAACCAAACGCAAGAAATAATTTTGAAATACTAAAAATATTAGTAAATTAGCGTTGTCATTAAAAAGCTAAGTATTTTTAGTAAACAACCATAAGGAGTAGTGTCGCTACTGCTCCTTACTTTAAAAAGTCTTTTCATAATTTAGGTTTATAATTGGTTAGTATTAGTCCTGCATCGCTCGGTGTAGGACTTTTTAAAATTATACAATGAAAGAAAATATTACTGCTACAATAATAATCCCTATTAACATTTTCCTTGCTCATGGGGGTGATACTTTGCTTCGAGAACAGATCGATTCTGTTGCAGAGGATCTTGCATCTGTAAACGGATACACATCAATTGTGTACATAGATCACCGGTTAGAAGAAGGCTACCTGGATACATCTGACTCGGAACATTTAAGTTATTTGGTTACTTTTGAGGTGGAGTGAGTTACAGGGTAAGTAATTAATCATCAATGATAAAAGAAATTATAAAAAGTTTAGATAACTTAGATCTTAAGTTCGAAATATACTTAAGTTCGCTTGAGTTTATAGATGCTGGACATTTTAATATGTCTAATTATGAAGTGAAGGTAGATTGGGATAAAATTAAGTGTCCAGGGATTTATATGATTTCCATTCAAACCGATAACAACGATGTTCAAGAATGGATTAAGAGTTTTAAGGAATTGTGGGAAGCTGAAGAATATAAATGGAAATACGTGCCAAACACGAAGAAAAAGAGAATTAATATGCACTTCGGAACTAAGGACTATTTACCGCTTTACCTAGGAAAGTCCCAGTCTATATTTCATCGCGTAAGGCAACATATTGAAGCTCCTTTAGATAAGAATACCTTTGCAATGAAATTAAAAATGCGGTTTAATATTCAAGATGTCGAGTATAAATTACAATTCATACCATTCCCTTCATCAAAGCATTATGAATATATATGCTCTAGGACTGAATTTTATTTAAGAAATAAGTTTAATCCAATTATTGGCAAGCAATGATTATTTTTTAGCGTTTCTTAATTTCTCTTTTGCAATCTTAAGGTTGTCTTTAGCACGCTGAAGTGCGATCTTATATTCGTCAACTTTCTTTTTAGAATCTGCAATGCTGTTTGATCCTTTGTGTTGCTGTTGCTGTCTAGACTTTAAAACTGACTTTGCCCAATCCAACATATTTTGCCTGTTATCAACCTCTTTTTGTTTTGATTCAACGTTTTTCTTAAGATCTTCTAAAGAAACTGTAAATAGATTTTTTAAAAATCCCATAATAATTTAAGTTTGGTAGTCAAATATACCAGAATAATCCCCATTGTCAAACCGTCACGTTTTTACTGAATTTTACTGGAATTTGTCGCTAAATGTTACAAAAGATACTTATAGATACTCTTAGATACAAAAAAGTTACAAAAAGTCGACCTAAAATAAGGCGATTTAAGCGTTTGTTTCAAACGAACATACATTACTATTATTTACTATACACAATCAATTGTAAGGAATGTAAACTATGTTAAACAAAGTAAACCGATTAGTTAACCATAAGTGGTAGAAAAGTGTAAATTAATGTGTAAATGTTATAGTAATATTATAGTATGTTATCTATTGCATGGATATAAATATATTACTATGTTTGGTGAGGATAGGTTTGAAAAAAGTCTGCAAAGATAGAAATGTTTTTCACTTATCCAAAATTATTTTGACACAAGTTTTACACATAAAAACTAAACTTTAGAATAGAACTCGTGTTTAAAATATAGAACAAAAAATAATACTATCACGATATCATTTAAGCATAATATGGAAAATCATGTAAAACCAACAATTGAGGTGATTAGAAAAGATCATAAATTACAATCTGTTAAAATGTCTATGCCTTTTTGGAAACATTCAAATAACGGTATTGATCAAATAAAATTACCTCTAATTAGTTTAAACACATACGGATTATCTAATAACGAAGAAGACCTAAGTAAGGCTTTAAATGAGAGCATAAGAGTTTTTTGTAAAGCAAGTGAGGAATTTGGGTTGGGGTTAGAATCCGAATTAGAAATTGCTGGATGGAACAGAATCAATGTATCTAATAATACATCATTATTTCAGCTTGATTTTAAAATGGCTGTTCTAGATGATGTTATGGATACTGGATGTGAAACAGTTCTTGAGTTTGAAGTAGAAAAAGAGGGTGATTTATTGCCAGCATAAAATTAATAATATGGAAGATCATCTACCCACAATTCCCGTTTCAGATTTTATTGAGTTATTAAATTCTTCATCAAAAATTCAAGGGGTAATAGATATTGGTGACACCAAGGCTTTTATCTTAAAAGGGACTAAATTCATTGGTAAACGAACTATAATTATTCGAACTGACGTGCCTGAATTGGGTTATGAGCATTCAATGGGGCTTGCTATTCTAGCAGGGATTGTAGGACCCTGCATGGAATGGTTTCAATCAAACCGACATTTTAAAGACGGTGGATATATCGTCCCACAAGAAAAATAATAATAAGTTATAGATATTTAATTATTCCCCTCCATCCCGAGGGGATTTTTTGTTTTACAACTTTCCATCGAAAATTATTTACAACTTTATACTGCAAAATATTTACTCAAGTAATTAGCCCCTTCCTTAATAGGTAGGGGCTATATTAATTGTTTTTTTGTTAGAAAAATGGCTGTGGTGGGACATAAGGTTCAAGCGCAATTAAAAAAATGTTTTGCGTTTTATACTCTCCTTTGTCGAACCAAGAACAAACAGCGAACGGTTTGTTTTCTTCAATAGTATTAATTTCTTCTACAGTCATAGGGAGACCGCCGCTTTTTAAAACTACAACATCTCCTGGTTTAATTTCGGTCATAAAATTATAAATTTATATTAGTTAAAGGTATTATTTACATTTACAATAAGATCTATCCACATATGTCTTATTACTGTTTGAATTTATGTAATAGCACCCGCCCTTCGGGCCGACATGTAAAGTTTTCCCATTATAAGTACAACCGCCTCCACTACTGTAATCAGGATTTGTTGAATCGTCTTTAGTGCATCCTAAGATCAATAGGAATGCAAATGAATAGAATATTAATCTTCTCATAGTTTAATAATTGGTTAATTTGGTAATTAAAGGTAACAACAAAAAAAGAACATTTAAATAATAATTTTTATTATATATGGTATTGTTGCTATTAAGTTTAGTATTAAATATTTGTGTAGCTAAAAATTTTAGTTTAAATTTGAATGAATATTAGCAATTTTTTAGCATATGAAATTATTTACTATAAAAACAGACGAGAATGGAACAAAAAAGACTCTGTATCCATTTACAGCAATAGCAAGTATAACTGCTGATTTAAATCCAGACCTTTCTAGCAATTACACAAAGATAACATTAAGTGATGGAACAGTTTTAAATGTTTTCGAATCTATTGACGAAATCCAGGAATTGTTAAACAATAGTGATTTTAATGACAAGGACTTTGTATTAACCGCTTACAGAGTGAGAAGTAAAAGAGAAATCTATAATAACTAAAGAATTATGGCTGCACCAGAAGGAAATGAATTTCATAAACTAAGAAAAACCGATGGGAGGGAGAAGAACTTCTCGCCGGGCGACCTATGGAATCTATGGAAGGACTTTGTTATTTGGGCTAAAGAGAATCCAAAGTATACTCATCAAGTTAGTATGGGGAGTGTAGTAAGAGTTCCAATTGAAAGACCTCTTGTGTTAGAAGAGTTTTATACTTGGGTAGATGAAACTAAAAATAAAACTATCCATCATTATTTTGAAAATACTAATGGAGCCTATGAAGAATATTGGGGTATCGTTACACGCATAAAGAATCATAGATATAGTGATGTGGCTGTAGGGGCGCTGGCAGGTATATATAATAGTTCAGTTTCTGTACGTATTCTAGGTTTATCGGATAAGACAGAATCAAAGATAGAAGCAAAAATAGAAGAGGTTGATTATTCAAAACTTTCAGAATCAGCATTAAATGAAATTGCCAACGCTAAACAGTGATTTGGCTCTTGGGGAGCTTTGTAAAAGACGTTTCTATCGTTTCTTTAAAGAATTATGGGAGACAATAGAAACGGTTGAACTAATTGATAGCCCTCATATTGAATACATTTGCGATCAATTGCAAGAAGTCTATGAGATTTGGGAAGCGGGGGAGGAACAAGAAGATGTTTTAATTAACGTGCCTCCAGGGTCTTCTAAATCAACAATTATAACTCAAGCCTATCCTGCTTGGTTATGGGTAAAAAATCCAAGTATTAGGTGTATATCTTCTTCATACAGTGCTGACTTAGCCACTGCTCATGCAGTTAAAACAAGGGACATGCTTAAGTCTGATAAATTTAAACGATTATATCCTGGATTAATTGAGTTCAAACATGATACAGATGGTAAAACCCATTATAAAAACACAAAGAACGGTGAGCGATTCGTAACATCCACTGGTGGGCGTGTTACTGGTATGCACGGGGACTTTATTATTAGCGATGACCCTATCAATCCGGAAGCAACAGCATCAGATAAGGAGCTTACAAAAGCGTGTCGATTTCAAGGAGCTACTTTATCCACTCGTAAAACAAATAAGTCAAGGACTGTTATGATTATGGTAATGCAAAGGCTGCACCATAATGACCCGGCAGGAGATTGGTTAAGAAAGAAAGGCGATAAGTTAAGACATATTTGTTTACCTGGAGAACTGAGTAATGATGTTAAACCTGTAGAGTTAAAAGAATTATATAAGGATGGTCTGTTAGATCCGATTAGACTTAATCGTAGAGCGTTAGATAAAGCTAAAGTTGATTTAGGTAGTTACGGTTATGCCGGACAGATTCAACAGCGCCCATCACCTGAAGATGGTGAGATTTGGAAAAAGTGGTTTATTCCTGTTCCTGATCATGAAATGCCTTCACCTAAAGAAATGGTTGGATATGGTACTGATTGGGATACAGCATATACAAAGAATGAAAAGAATGCAGCGTCTGCTTATTTAGTTAGTGGTAAGCATTCAGGTAAAATGTATATAGATGCGCTTGGATGGGTATATAAAGAATTTCCAGACCTTTTAAAGTTTATGAAATCTGAAGTTCCTAATCCTCATTATGTAGAAAAGAAAGCATCAGGTAAAAGTGCCTGTCAAACCTTAGTAAGTGAGGGCATTCCAGCTATAGAAGTGGATGTGAATGGAGATAAGGTTGCTCGAGCAAGAGACGCAACCCCTAAGGCTGAATCGGGAATGGTGTATGTTAGGGCTTCGCTTTTAGATAAACTTTATAATGATGTTGATCAAGGTATATTAGCTTTTCCTAATGGAGTGAAACAGGATTTAGCCGACGTTTTAGCGCAAGCAATAATGAGACATTATCCAAATAATTTAACACAACAATTACCTACGGGTAATCTTTCAGGGGCATTAAGAGGTAATAGGATTTACTAATAAAACAAGAAACTATCATGCATATATCAGCAATATACAGGTTAATGGGAGGTGATGGCTCAGAGATGTACAAACAGTTACGTCAATTATCCAAACAACAAGAAGTTGAAAGAGCTACGAAACAATACGATCCACAGCTCCACGATGTAAAGAACAAAGGTAAAAGACCGGATAAGGTTATTTTCGTTCCTAATGGGCAAAAAGATCCAGTCACTGGACATGATATATTAGTTGAAGATTCAAGTCCAGTTAGTAGAGTTCCTGTATCTTTTGAACAGTATATAATCAGTCAAAAGGCAACCTTTGCTGCCGGATCCGGAATAACTCTTAAGCCAAGTATTGAAAACTCTAAGCTATTTGATTACGTAGAGCGGAACTGGTATGATAATAAAACAGACTTCTTACTTCGTGATGTATTTCGTCAGGTTATGGCTTATACTCAAGCAGCAGTAATCTTCTATGGTGAAAAAGGAGCAGAAAGCTTTGAGGATTTCCGTTATAGAATGAAAATCGTAAGCCCTGAGTTAGGTGATGTATTAGAGCCATTTTTTGATCAAGATACAGACGATCTAATTGCCTTTGGACGTGAGTATAAGATCAAGGATAAAAAGCGTTATGACTTCTATGTTATTGGGGAAAGCAATTTTGTTGAGATAAGAAGATTCGAGGATGGTAAGGTATTATTATTTGATGCTGATACCGATGAACCATCAGAAGTATTAATAACAAAGTATACTAAGCTTCCTATTGTATATTGGAGTCAAGACCTGCCTGAGTGTGATATTACCCACGAGATGAGAGAAGAATTTGAAATATCTTTTAGTGATTTCTTAACTCAAATGGGATACAGTGCTGACCCTATTTTATTCGGCAAAGGTTCAGCGTTAAGTATGCCAGCAAAAGGAAGTGCAGGAAAGTTTATTGAAGGTAGTGCAGACTCGGATCTAAGGTTTGTTACTCCTGACAATGCTACGGAAAGCAGGGATTTGCAATTTAGGTTACTTCAAAAATTCATCTTTGGTTTAAATCGGGCTGTATTCCTGGATATGGAAACCATGAAAGAGCTAGGTGATGTCAGTGGGGCAGCATTAGAACGTTACCTTATGGATGCCTACATGGAAGCAACCGGAAAACAACAAGGATACCTAGGTATGGGAGTTCAAAGGATGGTCAATTGGTTAACCCACGCATGGAGAGAATTGACTAATGGAGATAAGAACTTAAGAATATATGTTGAGTTCAATAAACTTTCAATGACTAGCCAATCTGATATGGTAGAATTAGCGATGAAAGCTAACGGTGGGTTACCGGTAATGACACATGAATCTTCTATAACATTAGCAGGAATGGAAGAAGATAGTTCAAAAGCTTTGGAAGAGATTAAAGGCCAAGCCTCTTTAGCTCCAGTTCAATAGCTTCTCTTTCTTCAAAACTTATTTGCGCTAATTCATGAGTATAAGGATCGCCATCTTCAAACATTTGAATGATGGCGCTTTCCATTTCTATTGCCCGGTCCAACCTTCGCTGCAATTTGGTTATATCTTTAATGCGCTTTCTTATCCTTTTCAATTCCTTAGTGTGGTGTATAGCCTTTTTGAAAGCCCAAAAACCAGTATAGAACAATAAGCAAGACATAAACGTTGTCATGATTGTTGGTTTTGCCATGAATACTCAATTTCACCTCCGATAGTAACGTGAGCTGCGTATATCTTTTCCTTTTCCCTTACTTTTTCAATACGCCCCATAACATCCGGCCATGAAGTGTACTCAGTTATAACATGAGGTGAATCGATGTAAACCTCAGTTAGTATCAATGGAAGGCTCTCACGAGGTTTTAGGTCATTCTTAAGGCTCTCAATAGTTAAAGCCTGAAGTTCTTTCTTTGACTTTCCTTTGAACCATGAAAACAGCATGATTACTAGCAATATTAGTTTCTCTTTAGTTGTCATTTGTACGGTATAAATTCAGTTGAAAATCTTGTTTTGTAATAATGTTCTCTATTTCGATTTAGTAATTCTTTCATTTCTTCACTAGAGAATGATCTTTTAACCTCATTATGTTCATCCATTGAGTGGAATAACTCATGACTATTAGCGATGTCAATAAAAGGAAATCCTTTAACCGGGATAAGTCCGAATCTATGCGCTCTTTCAAAGTATTCGGTGTGTTCAAATTTGCCAAGGCCAAACCTAATGTCAAAACCTCCGATTGAGTCTATAACATCTCTATGTATATAGATCATACAACCATTTCCCTTTATATGATATTTATGGCTTTCTCCCTGCATAATTGGTTTATAGAACGTATAGCAAAGTATCTTGAAAGGAGAGTCTATATAAGGTCTAATAGCATCGTATTGTAATGGCCACACATCGTCATCGCAAAGAAAAATATGATCAGCATCCCACTGTATGGCCAGGGCAATACATTTGTTTTTTACCTTAGGTATTCCGGCTCTTTCTTCAAATCTGTAATCAGCATCACAATATTTGTTATCGCTTGCATCATCAACTATAAACAATCTTGTATCCTGGTTACATAGTACATGTTTTTCCCACTCATGGATACATTTAGCCAATTCCTTGGGTCGATTCCTTGTACTAATACAAATAGCGATTTTCATCCTAGAACGTTATATATTCTATATTAGGATTATTAAGTTGCTCAACTGCTTTTGTATACGCAACTGTAACTTCTAAATCTGTTGTGTATGATATTGTAAGGTTACCATTATTTATAATAATAACCGGAGCTGACCATACTTTATCGTCAATTACATCATATAATTCGTTTTCAGAATCAAGACTAACAAAAATTTTATCTTTACCATTTTTCAGGGCTATAACTTGTTTTTCGTCTCTATCTATAATAGCATGATGAGAGGTTAATTCCATTTCAATGGAATGAATGTCAGTTTTTCTATAAGTTCTCATTTTAATAAATTTTTAACGTGTTCATAGTCATAGGTACATATGTATTATACACCTCCTGTTATTATTTCAGTATAGTTATTGCCGTTTGGGTCTATGTAAGGCGTGAAGGCGTTTATAACCAAAAATGTAACTGGTCTTGGTTCTGATTCGTATGGAAGATCCATTTCAAACAATGCCATTTGCTCTTCGGGGACGAATAAACATGGTAATTCTATCATGAGTGTTTAGTATTAAAGTATTCTATATTTCTGTTTATCTCCTTTACTCTGATATGTTCAGGTACACTGCTTTCTACTGTTTGATGGTAATCATGAGAATAGAAATGTTGTGTACTATTGGGTATATCTAAGAATGGGAGGGGTGTATATCCTGCTTTATGAATTTGTAAGCTATAATCAGAATGTTCTTTGCCCCAAATACCAAAGTTTTCATCATAACTAATACCTGATTCTAATACTTCTCTGTTTACATAAAGAAGACACCCACAAGGACTATTAAAACTCCACCATTCAGGATGCTTTAGGTGAATATATACATCATGAGATATACGTCTACCATTTGCTGTATGATCAAAGCTCATGCACATGTGTCTAAAACCTGATTCGATATATTTATAAACCCCAACATTATCAAGCGGATAAACATCATCATCAGCAATAAAACAATGATCACATCCTGAAGAAAGCAGTTCTTTTCGGCAGATGTTTTTAGTCTTTGCTATTCCTCTTGGAATAGTATCATTGTCCTCGACCACTATAAGTTTGGCATTTGGATAGTGTTTTTGCCATTGTTGTAATGAGTGGTTAAGAATTTCCTTACGACCTCTTGTGCTGATTGCTATTGCTATGCTGTTTGTCTTTTCTTTAGCCATTCCTGATAATATGGGTTATCAATAAATTTGTTCTGTCCGCTCATTTTGTTAAACTTATCTGTCATTTCCCAAGTGTATTCATCTTTCTTTTGAGAATCTAAGTTTTTAAACGTGGTGCTACCTAAATGATGCGCTATTGCTTTAGTGGCAATCATAGGGGTTATACCTTGTTGCTGAATTTGCCAAATAGTTACATCGTCTGAAAACCAAAACTTAAACTCTTCTGAAAGTCCACCAATCATAATCCATAGTTCACGTGACATCATAAAGTTCCATCCGGAGAAGTGCCTTCCATTTTGTGTGCCTATTTCATTATCTTGTAAACCTCGCTGTCTTGGATCGTTTGGACAATGAGTGCTTACTATTGGATGATTGGCAGCTAATAAGTGGTGTAGATATCCATCTTGGAAAACCATATCATTATTGCTAAACATTATCCATTTGGCTTGACCTTCTCTAGCTCCAAGATTACAGTTCGCATTATAGCAGAAGTTGTCTCCAGTATCATGATAGATAGTCTTAGCATTATTGTAGTACACTTCAGCAACTTGTTCAATAACAAAAACATTAACGCTTAATCCATTTGCTGCTTTAATAGCGGTGTCTATAGCTGTTTGTGTCATCTTCTTTAGAACATCGTTTGAAGCCTTTGAAAGTATCACAATATCTACTAATGCGTTTTTAGAGTGTTTATATATCCTTTGTTGTGGCATATATTCCTGAGTTTCGCTTGTTTTCTCGTTATAATCATAGTAGTATAATACCTTTTGTATTTGATGTTCTGATTTGAGAACGTTTTTAGCTAGTTCAGCAAATAATTTATCCTCTCCGTAAGTAAGATTAGGGAAGCTAACTTTTTGTGCTAATTCTTTCTTAATACAGGTGATATGGTTAGGCAGTCTATTGTAATGAGTTTGGGTGTTATGATCGTAACCATGTCTCAATGAATAATCACATATCTTCGGATTTTCACCGTTAATAGTTACTTCAGCAAAGAATGTAATAACATCCGTATTGTAAGTTTTGATCGATTCTAATAGACTTGATATGTAATTGGTATCTATTCGGTCGTCATCATCTACGTGAACTACATATTCCCCTTGAGCAATATCAATCATAACATTCCTTTTTTCACCAAGCATCATTGATTTAGTACATCCTAGAATAAGTATTTCTACCTCTTTTTGCTGTTCAATAGAGAGTGAGTTGTATTGTGAATACAGTTGCTCTTGTATTTTTGGAAGAAACGTTTTGTACCTAGTGTGTACTGTTGGAACTAATATTGATAGTTTAATCATTATTTTATTTTTTCTTTACTAGTTATGTGATAGAAAGTACAATCACATAGATATATCCTGCATGGTACCACATCTCTTTTGCTTGTATTCCTTATTATATCCAAAGCAACATGAGCTTCTCTAATAGACGAATACCTTTTCTTTTTCTTACACGACCATGTCTTTTTTCCCATGTCTTACAAATTCAATTTTGATATTAACCTCATATCCATATTGGGAGAAGAACCATTTAATAGTATCAGGTTTAGCAGTTCCTTCTTCTATTCGTCTAGCGATATTAAACGTACTGCTAATATTCCCCTCACTATCTGCTATTAGATACCATTTTGGTAATCTTTTAATCTCTTCTAGTGCTTCCTTAATTGACATACACGAAACTAGCTAAAACTTTTAGTATTTACAATATTGTATATAAGAAATTTAGCAAAAATGTAGTTTAACTACTAAATTTGTTAGTAATTGAAAATAACTAAAAAACATTTATATAATGGCAGAAAAGGGCAAAGTCTTAAGTGCAATTGAAGCTAAACTCAAGGGCAAATCATTAAGCAAGAACTTTAAAGAAAATTTAGCATCCAAATGGGCTGAAAAAATCGAAAATGACGAAGATATCGATGCTTACATCGAAGATAGAGAAGATATTTTGATTGAAGCAAATTCGGAAGCTGATCGTAGGGCGGTTGCGGCTGCAAAGAAAGCGAAAGAGGAAAAAGAGAAGAAAGAAGAAGTGGAAGAAGAAATTGAGATTGATAACGATGCTCCTAAATGGGCTAAAGAATTGATCAAACAGAATCAATCTCTTGCTTCAGAGATCGAATCCTTTAAAAAGCAGCAAAAGTCACAAACAATTCAAGAAAAATTCAAGAATGATGATCGTATAAAATCATTAAAAGGTTTGCAAGAACATATGTTCAAAGGCAGAATCCCTCAAAATGAGGAAGATTATGAAACATCAGTAGAAGATTTCGTAAACGATTGGAAACCTTTCCTAGAAAAGAACGCATTAAGCGATGAAGGGAAAGATACGCCACCGTCAGGAGCAGGCGGCAAACAAAAGGGCGAAGTAAAGAAAATAAGTGCAGAAGAAGCCAAAGCGACAGTAGCCGCAATGGGTTCAAACTAAAGAGAAAATGGGAACAGTAGTAGACTTAACCACTCCATCAGCAACCATCGGAGGTATAGACCTTGATAGTTTGGTTGTTAGAGAAAACTATACCGCTACGGATGGCGGTGTAACCCTTGATATGACAGGGTATCCACGTGACTATGTGCGAGCAGGGCACGTGATAATCCGAACAGGTACACAGGGTAGTTACGTATACAAACCAATGCCATTAAATGGTGGGGGTACTGCATACGCATCTTTACCAGCGGATCATGAATATTATGGACACGCTGTTCAATCAGTACGTGGATCACGTCCATTTGTAGGTGTGACATATCACGCAAAAATCAACCCGTTAGTTGTTAATCAAGCAGCAGGTTACTTTGACTTAGCTTCTATTTTAACAGCATTAAAAGCGGCATTAACACACGTAATTTACAAGGGGGATAACGACTAATGGCTATCGTAAATTCAGAATTTGACGAGCTAATTGCAGGTGGGTTAGACCCGGTTGTATTAGCATTACAAGAAACGTTTAACGGTGAAAATACACGACCAACGTATTCTTTCCGTACCGATTTGGGTAAAAGATACTCTATCGATGGTACATACAAAACAATGGGTATTGACAACGGTTTAGTTGCCGCTGATATTATCGCTTTAGATAGCCCATTGCCAATTAAATCACGTCCACAAATCCAATCAGCAAGTGGTATCGTTCCAAAGATCGGTACCGAACGCTCCATGAATGAGACAGACCGTAAGCAATTACGTTTGCTTTACCGTTCGGGGGGTGACTTAGCACTAGTGCGCAGTCTGTTGTTTGGTGATGTTCGTCATGTATATGGTGGTATCCTAGAGCAAATTGAATGGAGACACTTGCAGGGGCAATCGCAAGGTTTCTTTGTTGCTGATCATCCTGATAACGTTGGTTTGGGTGTACGTGTAGATTATGGATATAATCCTAATTATATGCGTAATGCTACAGTCGTTTGGGGTCAGCCTGGATATACAGCGTTAGGAGATGTTGTAGCTACAGTAAATGCAGCTTCTGATGCTGGGATAGCTATTACTCGTGTAAGGATGGATACAGCTTCAAAAAATCTGTTACTATCTAGTGCAGATGCGGCAAATTTCATTGCTGATTTTAATGGAAACCAATCAAACGGGACTCGCCCAACCTTCACAAGATTAAATGAAGCTTTACAGACAGAATATGGTTTTGTGATCGAAGAAGTAAACCGTTCAGTAACCCGCGAGATTAACGGAGTAAAGACAACTTTCAAGCCTTGGGTTGCTGGTCAGGTAGTTTTCTTGCAGGATGGACCATTAGGTAATCTAGTGTGGTCTGATGTTGAGGAAATGTCTTCTCCTGTAGGTGGTGTAAACTATTCTACTGTTGAAGATATGATCTTAATCAGTCAATATGCTGCTAAACGTCCTTCATTGAAATTATGGACAGATGCACAAGCGGTTGCTTTGCCTGTGATCAATGGTGATAAAGTGTTCAAGTTGGACACACTAACTCCTGAAACTACGTAAGCAATGACAAATCTAGAAGCAATCGAAGCACGTATTGGGTTAAACTATCCTATTGAGGATGCAACTTTTGAAGTCGCAGTAGTTGAATCGGGGGTTAATCCTGATGATACGTTCACAGGAGGTAAATCTTTTGATATGGCTTTGATTGCTATCATAGATACCTTAATAGGTAGTGCTGAAAGAATTAGCGAGGGCGGTTATACTGTTCAGCTAAATCTTGATGCTCTTTACCGATTGCGTTCTTTGTTATCTCGAAAATGGGGATTGCCTGATCTATCACAACCTTATTTAATAGACCGTACTAATCGTTGGTAAAATGAGGACTACTGTTAAACAATATCCTAGTGTTCTGTCATGGAAAACCGAGGGGACACCTGATTCACACGATGAAGATGGTAACATAATACCCGGAATTCCAGGAGAAGAGCTATCTGCAAGATGCAGATATGAAAACTTTAAATCAGGGAACAGGAAAGAGTTTACAGGGGTTAACGGAAAGACAGTTTTAGCAACTGGCGTAGTATTTATAAAGTTTGGAGATCCGATACCGTCAAGGTTCATTGTAGGAGAGATTACTACAGAAGGTAGGGAAATATATAAAGGTGAGATCATGAACACTTTCGAGGGTCAGATGAATAAAACAATATACACGATTGAAGATGTCAGGTCTTGATATAGCTACTTCATTATACAGACTGTTAAATATAACTTCTGTTACTTCTTTACTCGATGGAGCTATCTATAAGTTTAACAGACCTATCAATAGTCGTAAAAGGGATATTGTTATAAGCATTCCTGAGTATGTTTCTGGACAGTTCAATAAAGGGTTCGTGGATATAAACGTCCATATTCCTAATCTTGAATTACAATCAGATCAAACCAATCCTGACTTAGCTAAGATGAAAAGTATTGTTGATGTGGTTATTTCATTAATCGGTACTATTCCTGGTTATTCACTATCTGTAAGTATTCCCGGCATTCCATTTCGTGATTCTGATGGTCAATGGTACTGTAATATCCGTATAGGATTTATTGGTATCGATGAAAACGCAGGTCAAGAAGTGTCTTTGGTTTTATTATCAGCTGTTCCGGATGGATATGGTGGTTTTAATGCTCAAAGGTCGACGGTATGGAGTGGAAAAGGAGCAATGATAGATGTTTCTAAAGGAGATCAGTTAAATCTTAATGCAGGAAGGTACGAATTCGACATGAAAACCAATTGGTTGTTACCTATTGATTCAGCACCAGAAAAGTATATGGTTTTAGTTACAGGTGAGGGAGAATACACTATTAGAGGAATCATTCCCGATTCAGGTCTTTGGGTTGTAAATACTGTGAGAAAAGATGGCAAGATCAATAGCTAGTCAGTTAAATGGATTAGTATCCAAGATTGAAGAAATAACTATTGATGTATTGGTGATCTATGCTCGCAAGATCATGGCAGAAATACCCGGAAGCATTGCGCCATTCTATAGACTTGAAGTTGTTAACGGAAATGTAAGAATATGGACAGATAATGTTTTTGCGGCTTACATAGAGTTTGGAACAGGGGTTTATGCAGCTGCTTATTTATCCGGAAAGCCTTCTGAAATGACTGAGGACGCTATCAAGTTCTATGTTAATGGTAAAGGAACAATTCAGGAAGAGCCATATCTATTTCCAGCTTACTACAGGTTTAAGGATGAAATAGTAATTGAGATTGATAAAAGAGTACAGAAATACTTAGACAATATAAGGTGATGGATACTTCCGAATTAAGAAAGTCTTACATAGAGCTTATATCAAATGCGATATCAGCACCAGGTTATGATACTTCTATTCCTTTAGATGTTACTCCTCTGCCAACTACTTATTTCATTGTCTCCAATGTATCAAGGATCAATACAACATTAGCAAAATCATTTTCAAGTGATGTAACTGCTTTTAGGAATGCTGAAAACAAGGTTTTTCTAAATGTAGATATGATTGTGGTTAATGATTTAGGCTATCATTCAAGCTTATTAGTTGAAAGTTATATCGAAACTATAATAGAAAAGATTACCAAAGAACTTAACCCAACAGGATACTATGTAAAAGAAACTAAGGTGGTAAATATAGTTCCGCTGCACATGGTTACAGAATCTCAGAACATACAAAGGATGGTGGTTTCATTTGAACATTGGATTTCAAAAAGATAAGTAAATGATAGTTAACGATAGGGTTGATGGGATGCTTTTGAATGTATCGATAAACGGTGCTCCACTTAGGTGTGAGACGAGTGCCGATTTCTCATACACAATTGAAATGCTTCCGGCTACTAATCCAAATCAAGGACGTTGGAGGGATTTTATTCCTGGCGTTCAGACTTGGTCGGTTTCTGTTAACGGTCACTTATTGCTTAGGTCATTAGGTGCAGATTTCAAGACATTGGTTGCGTCAGCTAAGCTTGGTGAGAAGCTGTTCTTAAGGTTTGGATCCTTACCAGGAGTAACCCCTAAGTATGCTATTGAAGGCTGGGTATTACCAAGCAATCTTGGATTATCGGCACCATCAACTGATTTAGCTTCATGGGCAGTTACATTTCAGGGGTGTGGAGCATTTGAAACAGATTGGGATGAATTCGGGATGATATTGGATAACAATCCAGCTCCAGCAGAATGGCCACTAATATATGATGCAAATGAGTAACGTAATCGTAAAACATAAAAATGGTTGGTCTTGTACCATGTCCTCTGAGATAAAACAAGAAGTGTATAAGGTTGAAGGGAGTTTCAAGAAAAGACATATAGCTATTCTATCTAATATTTTCGACACGAAAGGAAAGTTTGAAGGAGGTGAGGAAGTGGATCTATTGGTTAGGGATGGCAGTGATAAAAGATATTACAGGGCAAAGATATTAGCTATTACACGCTCTGGAATGGTTAAAGTACATCTTCTTTCAGGGGGAACGGAAGAAGGATACAAAGAAATTTTAAACACAATTAAAGGAGGAATTTAAAATGGCAGGACAAGTATTACCAGGAAGTGTAATAGGTATTACAATAAACGGTCAAGAAGTACAGTGTGAGCTTGAATCAAGCTTATCCGTTACCACAAATACATCGGAGAATGATCCGTGCAAACCATTATCAACAGAGGCATATAAGGCTTCAACATGGACCGATCCAACAGTGGATAGTAAGTCTTGGGAATTGACATTTTCAGCTAAGGCATTTGCGGACGCTGTAGCATTCAATAACCTAGACATGCTAGACTTATTGATAAATGGAGATCCTATAGTTGAGGTTCAGTTCTATACTAAACAGCACCCTGATTATGATTTCGATGAAATCGCTGTTTTCAGTGGTCGTGGAATCTTATCACTAGATGATTGGACTGCTCCTGCTGAAGGTGAATCAACATACAGTGGAACAATTGCCGGAAAAGGTAAACCAGAATTCGTAAGAACTCCAGTTACTACCTAATGCACAGTGTAGTTGACATGGTAAACATTGGCTCAGGGACATGGTCGGTAGTCTATACCGTACCTGTCCGAGTGGGCTGCTGTGGACTGAAAGACGAAAGACACATTGTAATTATTAAATCCAAATCAAAACCGACAAAAAAACGAATAGATAATGAAATTAACAATAAACGAAAGAGAGTATAACCTCGTATGGGGATTGCCTGCTATCAGTCAGTTCTGTGAGAATGTAGGTCATGCAGACGACTTAGAAAAAGCTTTTGATATAGCTTTTCCTGTTAACGATTCAGATTATAAAATTCTTAAAACAGTAAAGGCAAGACTTGAACTTATCTATGCTGCCATTCAGGTAGGGTGTGAATTAGCTAAAGAGGATTGTGATTTATCAATTTTAGAGTTACAAGCGTTTGTTGATACAGCCGATCAAGGTACTTTAAACAATGTTTTTGAGGACTTTTTTAAATCAAAATACATGGGTAAATCAATAGAGGAATATCTTTTTGAGTCGGTCAAAGAGGAGGATGCCCCTAAAAAAAAGTCTCGCCGGGCAAGTTAATACTTCTTGCCTACGAGATGGGGTTAAGGCGTGAAGAAATCCTATCTCTTACAATTGCTGAGTTCAATCTTATGCATGTAGGTTACCAAAGGAGAAACGAAAAAGATTGGGATATAGCACGTAGGACATGGGCATATACAATGATATATGGAGGTCTTGGTCTAAAAGGAGATCAAACAATAACTCCCGAAAAATTATGGTCATTACCATTCACCGATAGAAAGGAAGTGACAATTACCAAGATTACAACGATGGAGCAAGCATTACAATTGCTCAATGAATTTTAAAGGATGGCTACATTAGATTTAAATTTTATTCCAAAAGGTTTTACTTCAGGTCAAAGACAAACTGATGGTTTAACTGCTTCTGTAGCCAGGTTGGAAAACTTGGTTAATAAGATGGACTTAGGGTCTTTCTCCAAGAAAATAGAAAGCCTTGGAACAATCTTTAAAAATGCAACAAAGGATGTAAATGCGTTTGCTACGGCTATTTCTAATGCTTCTAAATCAACTAATAAAGCTGGAATGGACGCCCTCAAAGCGTCTGTACAATCCTATAAAATTGAACTCCAAAGATTAAAGAATGAAAATCAACAATTAAGAAACGATTTAATCTCTAATAATAAAGCTATTGCTGATGCAAAGTTAGCTTATGAAGAAGGCAGGAATTCTCAACAGTCATATAGAACTGAAGTCGCAAGATTAAGAGCTGAAATTGAATCATTAAGACTTAAACAAGTTCAAAACCGACAGCAGATAACTGCTACTAATGGGTCTTATAGAGAAGCTCAACAGAGATTAACAGCTTTAGGAAATACCATTAAAAACGCTGAAAACGGATTCATTAGGATGACTCCTGCTTTAAGGGCGCAGATTACTGAATATCGAAGATTAAATGACCAATTGAAAGCTTTTGATAAAGCGATGGGTAATAATCAGCGAAATGTAGGTAATTATTCAAGTGCTTTTTTGGGGTCAATTCCTGTAATAGGGCAGTTTACTACTGCTGTAGGATTGGCTACAATAGCTTATCAAGGACTACAAAAATCTTTCACAACAAACCTTAAGCTAGATGCATTAGATTATTCCATGAAACAGGTTGCAGGGAACACCACCAAGTTTACCGTAACCATGGATTATTTAAGGAAAGCTGCAAATAGATTCGGTCTTGATTTTGTTTCTACAGTTGAAGCTTTCAAACAATGGGATGCTGCAGCTAAGTACTCAAACTTAACAGGCGAAGAAAGTAGAAGGGTTTTTGATTCAGTAGCTAACGCAGGCGCTAAGTTAAAGCTTACAAATGAACAGGTACAAGGAACATTCTTAGCCTTATCTCAGATGATGTCTAAAGGAGTAGTTTCTATGGAGGAACTACGAAGACAGTTAGGTGATAGGATTCCGGGTGCATTCCAATTAGCTGCTAAATCAATGGGCATGACTGAAGCTGCTTTAAATAAGATGGTTTCAGAAGGAAAACTAGCATCTGATGTTTTCTTGCCAAAGTTTGCCGCGGAACTTGATAAAGCTTTTGGTAATCACCAGAATGAAAAGATTGAATCTTTACAAGCGTCTGTAAATAGACTAAGTACTGAATTTGATTTACTTTTTAAATCAGATAGGGCAACTAAGTTTTTTTCAGCAATAACAGATGGACTTACGGACTTAACTTCTAACATTAATAAAACTATTAATTCCAGATCATGGAAAGAGTTCTTTGTAAGGATTTCAGGGATGCCAGGGGCAAATGCTGTTGGGGATGCTGTTAAAGGCGTAAACGAATTTAATAAACTTAATGATATTCAAAAAGCTACCTATGGCTATGCAAATAAGGAAGCTGCCGAAAGGGTAAAAATATTAAATACTCAAAAGCAGTTATTAGACCTTAGGGTAAAGGAATACAACCTAAACCCAACTGCTAAAAATAAGGAAAATCTATACTATGTCAATTCAGTGTATGCTGAAATGATAAAGATTAACTCTGAGCTAGGTTTGTATGAGACAAAATCAAAAACTGTTCTAGAAACGACAAAAAAAACTGCAAAAGCAGCTCAAGAGTTTTTATCTGCTGTTCAATCTTTGGCTCAAAAAACCGATTTCAGTCTTGAGTTAACAGAGTCCGAAGGTTTAGATGCTCTTTTAGCTAAGAACAAGCAAAAGTATATAAAATACCTTGATGAACTTGATGCTTTAGAAAAGAAGACACGCACAGGAAAAAATGTTACTAATAGAACTGAAACTTTAGCTCTAATTGATACTACTCGTAAAAAAATAATTGAAAATCAATCATCTGAGGAAAAGAAAATAAGAATCGATTTCGCTAAAGAAACAGCCGATATTATTTCAAAAATTGAAGAAGAAGCTGGTATTTCAAGGGAGTCTACTAGGCAACGTGATATTGAAAACAGTGCTGCTTATTACAATAAGTTAAGACAACAACATCAACACAATTCAGACATTTTATTATCTATTGATGAAGCTGAGAAAGAAGCTAGGAGAAAGATTGACGAAAAGTGGAACAATAAAGCTTATGAAAATGTAAGAAAGATTCAGAATAAGATCAATAAAATAGTAGACAAGCCTTTTACCTCAACCGGTAATAAAGATAAGGTAGAAGAGGAAATGAACAAAAGGTTAGCTCAGATCGATGAATATTATCAGAAGATCAGGAATATATTAAAACTTAATAATCTTCCTACCATTGGCTTAAACGCTCTACAAATTGCTAATAAGGTAATGGTTACTTCGGCTGCTGAAGAAAGTTCTTCCGAGATGAGCAGGCAAATGAAAAACTCAATTAGAAGAAGTGTATCATCTTCCTTAAATGGCTTGTCAAAAGATATCGTTGCTTCTTTTCAATCTATGTATGACATAGAAGATAAATACGCAAAGCTTCGTAAAGATGCTAGTTCGGAACAGATCAATGCGCTCAATAAAATGATGAAGCTTGAAAAACAGATTAATAACGGTATTTCAAGTCTTTTTGTTAGCCTGGCAAACGGATTATCTTCAATGGGTGGCGGAATATTAACAGGGGCTGTAAGTGAAGGTGTTTCTACAGGAGATTTTTCTCAACTAAAGAATTTATTTAAAGGTGATAACAAATGGATGGGCTATGGTGCTACCGGTTCTTTATTAGGAGGTGCAATATCTAACTTAACACCTAAAACATCAGTTGCAGGCCAGGCTTTGGGAGGAGCTTTGGCCGGAGCGGGATCTGGAGCTATGGTTGGTGCAGCTATTTCTGGGCCATTCGCTCCAATCGGTGCAGCTATTGGCGCTTTGGTTGGAGCAATAGGCGGGTTTCTCAGTGCTTCTAAGGCTAACAAACAAAGAGAATTAGAAGAAGCTCAAATAGCTGAACAAAAGCGGACAAACCAACTATTAGAAAGACAGAATGCACTTGCTTTTACATCGTCAATTATTGGTCAAAAAACAAATCAAGGTATTGTTACCGGAGTAGATAGAAATGCTTTCGGAGATATAACATTTGAAATAGAAGGTAGAAAACTTAAGGCTGTAATGGCTAGAGAAGATGCCGCACAAGCAAAAGGATTATAATGGCAGTAAAATACACTATACCATTTAGAGATGATGCCAATATACTTTGGCGTGTTGATTTGGATATTCCTTCTTATTCAGGTGATCCTATTGAGCTTATAGGGGTTGGTCGTACATTTTGTTCTATAGATTATGGAGCATCTAACGAGGATTTATTTGAAGCAATTGTAAACAGCTCCGTAACTATCCATTTGTATAACAAATCAGGAGAGATTGATATAAGAGAACTTCAGTTGCTTGACAACATGGATGGCAGGTTAATATTATATAAAGATAATATACTTCATTGGTCAGGTTTTATTCTTCCTGAAGGGATAGAAAGACTTATAGCCCCTAATCCTTATACTGTTTCAATTACTGCGACTGATGGGCTTAAATTATTAGATAATCTCCCGTTCCAAGGCTTAAATAATTGGGATTTAGCTATAGGAATGAGGTTTAACTGTCCGTTGGCATTTGTACGGGAAATATTATTCTATAGACATCTAGGTATCACCTTACCTATAAGGTGGACAACTTCAGTTGAGTCAGTAGAACATGAAGATGATGGTTTTGCCGGACAAACAGGATGGGGTGCGTTAGGTCAGGCTTGGACTGATTTTAATGGAGAAAATAGATCCTGTTTATATATACTTCAAGGCCTTTTGTCAGCTTTTCAGATGAGAATATTCCAATCGGAAGGTAGATGGAATTTAGAACGTGTTAATGATGTATGTGATGGAGAATACACATGGAAAGAGATTGATACTTTATATGGTCCTTCCGATATTCCTAATTTAACAACAGGAACAATAAATGTAAATATTGAACATCCATTTGTCAATGAAAATCAGGTTATGATGATTAAACCTGCCGTTACAGACATGGAGGTTACATATGATCACAACCAAGCAGAGAATAATTTACCAAACGGAGATTTTGAATTGTGGCCTTCAGGGTTAGGGTTGCCTTCTTATTGGACTTTTGCCCCAAAGGAGGGAGATCAACCCACATCTGAAATGCATGCGTCTTTAAATAAAAGACCAGGTAATGCAATTCAGTTGACAAATCAAAGTTTAGCAACAGAAGAAGCTGTCTTTACCCTTGTTCAAGATTTACCTGTTGATACAAATATACTTTTCAAAAGGTTTTTGCTTGGGTTCACATTTATGCCAAGTAAGTTTGGGTTTTCACATGATTCTGTTACTGAAACAATTGATTGGACCAATAATCCTCTTAAGATATCTGTATCACTTACTTATGATGATAAGTTTTGGTATTTAAATGAGTTTGGGTATTGGCAATCAGAAAGTAGAGGAACTGATCTAGGTGTTAATTTTATCCGAGTAGATCGAGAATATAATGAGTTTCCTAATCAGGCTGCTACATTTTGGGTTTGGTTTGAGGGAAGTCCAAATGTTGGAGATGTTTTGGTTGTGTCTATTAAGGATAAAGTAGGGTCAAGTGGAAATTATGTTGATCATACGTACACAGCGACTCTTTCTGAAGAAGGTGATTTATATACTTGTCTTCAAAATTTACTTAATAATATACCTTCTAACATTGATGGATGGACCGTAAACAACAAGGCTGTTATAATGGATGGGGATAATAGAGGCTGTGTTAGGTTCAGGTATTATTTTAATCTAGGGAATGCTCTAGGACGTACATATAAGTCAGGAGCATTACAAGAATTCCAATTTATTTACCCTTCTGTAGAAAATTTAAAGGTCAATGATATTGCTACTATAGCCTTCCAAGGTAAAGGTGGTAATAGTGAAATTCTTCTGCCGGATATGGGAGAAAATGAGTCTGGATTTAATGGTAAGATGAATATATCTTTTTTCATAAAACCAAATCAACAATATGTATTAGATGATGTTTATTTCAGATTCGAAAAGAATAACGATGTATACAAGTCATCGATTATAACAGGTAAAAGAAGTAATACCGAGAAGAAAACGCTAAACATAAGTAGTTCGTTTACCGGATTTATGATATCCAATATAATGACCAATTATTATAACAGTGGTGATGAATATCAATTCACTGATGGGAAGTATACAGGATCATTAACCGGGTTGACTGCTAATGCAATTATGAGAACTCGGTATACACCAAGAGAACTTTTTCAAGGAGATTTCAATGTCGTTCAAAATGGATGGAAATTTAATAATATATACGCAATCGAGGGCAAAAAATTCATGCCTTTAAACAGCAGATATAATATAGAATCATGTACGGTAAATGTTACCGCACTAGAATGTGAAGATGGTAATCCTGAATTGTCGGAGAAACATTACGGGAGCAATGATACAATTTTAAGTAATACACAATAGAAATGGCAGAGGAGATATTAGACATAATCAAAGCTAGGGTTTGGTGGAAAGTTGACACTGAAGCAGGATGGAATGCAAACCAACTAATTCTTGGACCCGGGGAGCCTGCATGGGTCACTAATGCAAATGGTCAAGGTGTAAATGTAAAGATAGGAGATGGTACAAAAAGATTTTCAGACCTTTCTTATTTTATTGATTACGCAGGTGGACAATATATTGAAATAGAGGGTAGCACATTACCAACACCTGAAACTGAAGTTGCATACTCATTTGTTGGTCCAGGAACTTATACATACCCTGGACAACCCGATTTAGTTGTAGACGAAAATAGATGGGGTCAACCAAATTTTGCTAATGGCACCTGGAGCCTTAAAGACATGGGGGAGTTGCCGACTTCGGTTGCAGATGGAGACTTTGCCCCAGGAGAAACAAAGGGATTAGCTGGCGGAGTTGCATATAGTTCTATATTTGACGAATCAACCGTAGTATCCGACCTTCGATCAGCACTGGTCAACCAAGGCAAGTTATTCCCTTTTAAAAATTATGGAAATCCTACGCAAGCTAGTATTATGAGATTTCGTAGGGCTATATTGGATGTGGTTTTTTACGTGAATGATAGTGAAGATAATGATTACGTTATATCACAGGTATCTGTTAATGATCCGGCAAGCGGCAACAGGATAGATATAAGAAAAAAACCAAAGGATTCTTCTGCTGTAACTGATTACTCATTCAGAACAATTGGTTCTAGTGTGCACAATAGCCCTGATAATACTAAACAGCTTAATAAATTAGCATCGGGTAAAATTGAAACTATTACCTTAGTTCCTAATGACAATTCATTTAAGGTAGAAGTTATATCTGATACTTCAAAGTTTAATAATCCTGATCAGATAAATATGTATCAGGCATTGTGGAACGCATTCATATTCGATGAGTCGGTATATAGAAAATATGATACAGGAGAAATCCCGGTTATCAAAGAGTCTGTATCATCACTCATGTTTAACATGCCAAATGGTTATGAAGATACAGGTTATGTTCTTGACACTTCTGCAAATAAATGGATAAGAAAAACAAATGGAGTAATTGAAACTGGAGGGTCAGCTTATATTCGTGATTTTACACCAGTAGACAGGACAAAACCTTACTTCTATACTGGACGTATATCCGGAACGCAGGGAGTAGGAGTTGCATTTAAAGACAGCGAAGGTACTTTTATAACTCAGCCTTCTGACTATGTATTTAATGCAAATGGGGGTGATAAAAATCTTATTAGAGAGCCTATAGTAATTCCTGATAATGCGGCATCTTGGGCATTTTCTGCATGGGCTGACTTTAAGATTGAATCAGGTTCTATGATAAAAGCTTCCTCTCAGCAAGAGGTTAATAATATTCAGTCTGAGGTTACTGTATTGGATCAAAGGGTTACGAACCTAGAGGAATCATCATCTAGCAAAATTGCTAAAGCTCTTAATTGGCAAAATAGTGTAAGTCAGAGAGAAAACGAATTGCGAGGGGAATACCTAGACAAAAAGATTGAAAACCCTTCTTACGAAGCGGCTATCTACGGGGTTGAATGGGATGAAGATGTTGCAGACTCGGACGTGATGACAAGATTAAGAGATATTGCATTACACCAATCTCTACCTCTACAATCTAAGATAAGGTCCTGTGTAATGAAGAATGGAATTGTACAGTATTGGCTGCACACTGACAACAAAAATTTAAAAGAGGATGGTGTAACACCATCAGTTTTAGACGGAACGGATGGTGATGTGATGATGAGAATACCCGAGGGATTTTTCAGGACAAGAGACATCCCTGGGGGTAAAGTTAAAGAGCTGTTGATCACCGAAGAAGGAGTTCCTGGATTCACTTATGTTCCCGAGTTTTTCATCTCAGCATATCAAGCTACAGTTAATAGAAGTGAAAACAAATTAGCTTCTGTTTGCTCTGTAAACTATACTAAAAACACAAGCGAATTGTTTATAGAGTCATCCAACAGATATGTCGAATCTGATAATACTGGTTATTCACTAGGAGTTCAGAATGTAGTAGAGATTGATAGCTATACCTCAAACGCACCTACCTTTAGAGGTAATGTAAATGATATTTCTTTAGATGGTGAGACTAACCCATCATCATTGAATTATGCACGTAATAACTTAGGCAGACCAGTTGCAAATATTAATCGTAAAACAGCAAGACAATTAGCAGAAAACGGAGGCGGATTAATTCAGCAATATGATGGGTATAAGTGGATATTTTACTTAATGACTGTTGAATACGCTACACGAAACATCAGACAACCTATTATGCCAAATGATGTCAATGGATTACGTCAGGGTGGTTTAGGAAAAGGAGCAACAGTTTATCCGGACTATCAATATTACGAGAGCTATTTCAGTCCGCAAGGAGGAACTGCTGCGCATCCAAACGGAATTACTAATGAACTTGGAGATAATAGTGGAGAAGTTTATTTCCGTTTGAAAAATGTTCCTGTCAGACCTTTAAACGGATCAAACCAACCAGTTGAGCCAGTGGAGCGAAAGGATGTTTTAGTACCTGTTAATTCTTATAGGGGTATTGAGGGTATATATGGTCAGTTGTACAGTATAGTTGATAACGTCGATGTATTGGTAACAAACCTTACTTATCCGTTGAAAAGGAATACTTATGCTTATCAGCCAAACCCGTATCTGACTAATGATTCTGACAATAAGGATAGTTATAAAATATTGGGGTCCTGGGAGTTCAATTCTTCTATCCATGTATTGACTAATTTAAAATGGGGACGTGATGGCCATATCTTACCTATAGGTTCAGGGAGCAACGCTGCTAGCGCATACCAAAACTATTATTGCTGTGCTGTTGAACATACAGGAGCATGGAACGGTAACATACAAACTAAGTGGAAATTTGAGGCTTTTGCAGGGAGATTTGTTTCTGACGTATTAGTAACACCGCTGTTTTCTGTTGCTGTAATTGATGTGAATAGTAATAGAGCAAGAACTTCAGATAGTGTAAGATTGCAATATTTTGGATTTTAAATAAAAAACCCAATGGACAGAGAGATAGAGCCATTGGGTTATACTAAACACAAATTTAAAACTAAATGATATAAAACTATTAAATGAATATCATTTAACTATCATGTACAGTCGGGTGGGTAATAAAAACCCAATAGCACATGGAGACTATTGGGTTGTAAATACATCTCACCTACTAACCTTGAGATAATGAATTGAGAAATCTAAAGTTAATAAAAAAATCCCAGTAGATACAAATATCCACTGGGAGCTTAATAAACAAAAACATGATGATAAATGCGTTGATTCAAGTTAGCAAAATAAATTAAGAAATGAAAACAGGGGAAAAGGGATTGACATTGATAGAGTACTACGAGACAGGTAATAACCTTAATAAGTACTTAACAGCGTATTGGGATGCTACAGGTAAGGTATGGACTATTGGAATAGGTTCAACTTACTATGAGGACGGAAGCAAGATCAAACAAGGGGATAAGATCACAGCAGAACGAGCAAGGGCAATGTTTGCTAATATCCTACCGATGTATGAACAAGATGTGTTACGCCTCGTGAAAAAGCCGTTAACACAAAATCAATTCGATGCACTTGTAAGCTTCACTTATAACGTTGGTGCAAAAAACTTGAGTACTTCAACATTGCTAAAGAAAATCAATATCAATCCAAATGATCCAAGTATCGCATTGGAGTTCCCAAAATGGAATTGGTCAGGCGGTAAGGTATTACTAGGATTGACACGTAGAAGAAAAGCAGAAGCGGATTTATATTTCAGTAAGTAAGAAATAATGGACAAAGGGGAATTAATAGAAAAAGGCACAGGAGGAATAACCAAGCTCACGGTCGCTGCGCATCAAAAGACTTTAGCTTTCTGCTTGGTAGTCTGCTTGATTGTCATCTTTTGGCAACGGTACGATAATAACAAGCTAACTCAAAAGTTATTGACTGTCACCGAAGAATTGCAAGAAAAGAGGATCGAGGAATTAAAGACAATGGTACGTGGCGAGGTTCGTCAGCAAGTAAGACCTATATCCGATAAGGTAGATACGATCAAGCAAAGTGCTGATTCCACCTTTAGTATAGTTAAGGAAAAAGTAAATAGCATAACAAAATGA